TGAGTGCCGAGCAGAAAGACTGGATTGCCTATCTTGAAAGTGTGAGATTCTGTTGTATAGTGGGAAAAGGTGCTGATGATGCCAAGGGCAAACTTCAGGCCTTTTTCAACCAACACAAGGACAATTTATGAACAACATTCACAAGCATGCTTTGATGGAGTTTCGCGCAGCTGGCTGGCTTGACGACGATGGCAAGTACTACGACGAGATGCAAGAAGCAATTTGCAAGCACGTGTTAAAGCTGCTGGACGTATTTGCTGATGAGGGCCATTCTGGAAGTTCTGCTCCTTACGCAGTGAACGTGTTCAGAAAGCTGGCGATGTACTTGCCCTTGGTTCCACTGACAGGCGAGGACTGGGAATGGCATGAGGCCAGTGAAGGCGTTTTCCAAAACAAACGTTGCAGCCGTGTCTTTAAGCAGGCTGATCGCTTTGATGGCCAAGCCTATGACATAGACGGTATTGTTTTTTACGATTGGCATACCGATAAAGAGACTGGCGAGAAGCACAAGTCCTACTACACCGATCGCGAAAGCATGGTGCCAGTCACATTTCCTTACACCCCAGCGACAGAATATGTCGAGCGTCCATCGGAGGCATCATGAGCACCTCAAAAATCAAAGACCGATACATGACGATTAGGCTGCCTGCCGACATCGAGCGTGAGCTGCGCAAGATGGCCGAGCGCAACACGCGCACGCTGGCCGCGCAGATATTGCACTGCGTGAAGATGGAGATGGAGCGCCAGCAGGCGCTGGAGGCCAAGGAATGAAGAAGCAGCTCAATATCAGCGTCGAGACGCTGATGCACAAGTGGCCAGTGTTTGGCATTGGCTTTTCTGGTGGCGAGTTCTTTATCTCGCTGTGGTTGGTGGATGTGCGCGTCTGGCGAGGTTATTGATGCGAAAGCGCAAGCCACAGCCAAGGCCAAAGCACTACACCATCATGGATGAAATGATGGCCAGTCCCACTGAGCCATTGCCTGCTGCGTACCGCACGCACCAGCTCACAAGGATGTACCAAGGCCTGCATTCGATGGAGACTGCGCCAGCGCCCACCACGGACGACTGGCGCGTTGTTTCCGATGCGGTCAACCTGATGGAGACGCTGGTGGTCGAGATGAAAGTCTGTGAGGACTCCAGTGGCTTGCTGATGGATGCCATCACCGCTTTGGCGCTCGCTGGCAAGCGAAACAGAGCAGGTGGCTCCATCCGTATGGATGGGGCAGGAATTCAGGCTGTACGGGCCATCCTGAGCGATTACGCCGAGCTTCTGGATGTGCTGTCTGCACGCACCATGATTCGCTGTCATCGCTTGACCGAGAAACGCTTGCATGAGCTGCTGGATGGCAAGCGCAGGCCGCACGATGTGGAGATCACATCGCTCTAGGTGTTTTTACCTAGTTGCATAATTTGTGGGACTTCGTGGTATAGTGTGACCACCTTAACCAACCAGCAAGGAGCTGATCGTGAAAAACTCAAATTTTCAAACCCCCCGTAACTTTGCAGACTGCACCTGGGTGCAAGGTTATGGCCGCAAGGAGCCGCTTTGGGAGCGCGTGGCTGGCTATGTACTGGCTTTCGCTATTGGCGCTGGTCTGGCCTGTTTGCTCGTCGCATGGTGGTCATCATGAACGAAATCGAACGCGATCTAGACTTGGCGCTCGCTGAATGCGAAGCCGAGAACCGCCTGCTACGCGCACGCAACGACCGACTGGAGAAGGTAGCCGAAGCCGCCAAGACGATGGTGGGTGCTTTGCAGAACATGGCCGACTTCGAGCAGTGGGACAAGGCACTCACGCGCCTTGAGAAGATGTTGGAGGGTGCATGAGTAACTGGCCTTTCCCACCAGCAACAGGCGCAGTTCCTTGGACTGCCAAACAAATCAAAGCGTACAACCAAGCGCAACGCGCACAACTGCCAGAGGCTCCGCTATGAGTTTATTTTTTGATTTAATGGTTGTTTTATCAAGCTCTTTGCCGTTTAGCGAGGCTTGGAAACGTGTACGTTGCGTTCGTAAAAAACACATAAGCAACATTGACCCAACTCTGATTCAAAAACAGAAGTTTGAAAAACACCCGCAGACAGACAAAGGAATGGTTTACACCGTTAACTTGATGCAATGCAACCATTGCTCATTGAACTATCTTGACAGCGGATTTGAATTTAGGAAGCACCATGATTAAAGAAACATTGGAGCAAGCTCTTGAGGCGTTCATAGTTGTTCGGTTCAGTGTACCGCCAGCACAAAGGCCAACAATAGAACGAGCCATTACAGAAGTTATTGAAGCACTAGCCAAGCAAGATCAGCGTAGCGATAGCGAGCATTTGGGTGAGCCTGTGCGCGGTGTTTATTGGAAATGCGTTCTTTGTGGATTTGCTCACATTGAGGACGAGTGCCCAGAATGTGGACATCACACACGAGCAGAGTTTGCTTTTCCACAACCAAAGCAAGAGCAGGGTGAGCCGCTGACGGACAAAATGATTCTTGTGGCTGCACGTGTAATGAACGACCGCCAGGCCGACGCCTGCAACGTTGACAAAGATGACCAGTGGAAGATTTACGGTCAAGACTTCATTGACGATGCACGCGCCGCATTGGAAGCCGCCCACGGCATCAAGGAGAACACATGAGCACATTTCACGCACGAGTCAGCGAGGTCACGATTGAGATGGACGGTCTGCACATCACAACCGTGTCAGCACCAGATGGAAATTCAGAAGCCACGCCAGACGAGGCTCAGATTGGCGACTTTCACATGAGCCTATTCACCGCGGCAGAGTGGCAGGAGATTTCGGCGCTGATCGAAAAAGCAATTCGTGAGTTGACGGCTGATGCCACTATTCGCGCAAGAGGCAAAGCATGACCTGCAACCAAAACTGCAACCAAGGCCGTGCCTGCAACTGTGGTGGATGGCATGTGTACCCGGTGAACGACCTACGCGATCACGATCTCAATGGAAACTGCTGGTGCAAGCCAACGCTTGAGGATGATGGTTCAGAGCCGATCTGGATTCACAACAGCATGGATGGCCGGGAAGCCTTCGAGACAGGCGACAGAAAGCCGTCCTAGCGCCTTCCAGCCCGTTGCCTGGCGTTGGTATCAGCCTGCCATTGATCGCGGCACTCAGGGCCGCAGAAGCGCCTGTCGTCGGCCACCACGTCCTCGCAGTAGTGGCATAGGCCAGTCGGCTGCAAACGCTGGTGCGGCTCCCTGGCGGTGCGCAGGCAGGCCTCGCGCTCTTGTTCTTCTCGGATGGTTGCTTGGTCGGAAACGTCGGTCATAGAAAAAAGCCCGGCACAGAGACCGGGCAAAGCTGCCGAAGCAGCGTGGAGACAACTTGCAATCAGGCTTTCCCTTTGATGCGCTCAAAGGTGCGAAGTCCACCCAAACCCAACATGCCGGTCAGCAAGACCATCAGGGTCTCGTTGTCGATCGGTGGCAAAGGAGGCACAGAGCCGCCACAAACGGCCACCAGCCACGGTAAAACAGGCTGGAGCAGGAACTGGTACACCAAGCCGAAAACGCACGCCCATCCGGTCGCTGGACGCCAGCCACCACGAAACATGTCGGTGCCTGCCTCGACCTTGTTGACCTCAAGTTGGCCAAGCGCCAGTTTGGTTTCTGCGTCAAGCACGGCCAGTTCGCCTTTCTGGGCCAGCTCCATCAGCTTGATCTTGGCGTCTGCGCTGGCCTGCGGGTCGGGCAGCACCTTCTCCAGGACGGTGCCGATTACGGGGATGAGTGCTTGCCACATATTGACTCCAATTATTCTTTAGTTTAAAGTGAACCACAATCAATTTTTTGAAAGTGCAAAATGAAAATTGGCGAGTTGCTAAACAACACGAAGCGTAATGGAGACTGCATGATTTGGCAAGGTAATGTCATGTCAGATGGCTACGGTCGGGTGTACGTTGATCACAAACCATGGCGCGTGCATCGATTGATCATTACATTGGTCACCGGGCAACCTATTCCAAAAGGCTATTTGGTTTGCCACACTTGCGATACACCTCTGTGCTGCAACCCTGACCATTTGTTTCTCGGAACGCCAAAACAAAACCATCATGATGCAATGGCCAAAGGTCGCCACACAAAAGGCGAAAAGGTCAATACTGCAAAATTAACCGAGCAACAGGTCATTGAAATTTTGCATCGATGGCATACCGCAACAAAAAAGTACGGTCTGCATTCTTCGCTTGCGCGTGAGTTTGGTGTGACATCAGCCAATATTCGAGGTCTGGTACTTGGCAAGACTTGGAAGCATCTTCAAGGATAGTCTTTCCAAGGTAGCTGCCAGTGTGGTCCGTCCTTCATCTTCCAGTCACCACCCCACTCAATTGGCACATTTACCTGCCTCGCCGCCTCTTTCATGGCTGCCGCGATCTTGTGATACAGCGGCCACGACCAGTCCACCTGGTTATCCACCCAAGCCCCAAGATCAACTGCATGGCCGGTGATATGGCGTGAGTTGAGTGTCTGGCTTGCGCCTGCCTCCATCAACATCTTCTGGCGCTCTGGTGTTCTCAATCCTTCAAGGACTGCGAAGTCCACGGTGCTGATCTCAATGGCACGCTCAACGACTTTTACCAAGTCTTCATGCACGCCTTTAAGACGATGCACAGATCGAGGGCCGAGCTTATACATGGCTTAGTGCTTCCAGATGCTTACAACGTAGCCAGCAATTACGGACACGCCAGATACCACAGACATGCCAAACCAGAACCCACCACGGCTCTTATTGGCTAGCTCAAGCAATTCCTCGATGTGCCGTTCCATTTTGTCGACCTTCTTGTCCATGTCCTGCACTTTTTGCCAGAGCACGCCATATTTGACAAGGTCGATCTCATTGCCGTCTGCCATAACATCCGTCTCCAACATCAGAGGCCTTGGCCTGGTGTGATGTACACAGTGGTGGCAGCTGCTGCTAATCCACTGAAATAAGTGTCCTTGTTGAATCGCAAGATTTCAATGGCACCAGGAAGCAAAGCAATGGCTGGTGATGGATTGCCAGCAATTGGAGCGACTGCATTGGCTGTTGCCTCTGCTGCGCTTGTACCTGTTCCCAAGAACACGGTGTTCGTGCCTGCATTAACCAATCGGTACTGGCCAGCATTTTGCGGGTCAAACTTTGTATAAACAATGGCTTGGATGCCAGCAGGTGCTGTCGCATCAGCAGCGACAACAATGGTTTCGCCAAGAGGCGAGAAAGCGATTTGCGAGTTTGTTGACATGAAAGCTCCTTAAGGAAGAATGCGCTTGTTCTTGCGCCGAGTGTAAATGTATCGACCAACTTGGGACGAGAAATCCCACCCAAGATTGTTGCCTGCATCCACGTTGTTGTTGGTTGTAAACGCATTCCACGTTGCACCACCAGTTGCGTTGATGTCTTTGATTGTCAGGTAGCTGGCGCTGACTGTCCCGCTTGCTTGTGACAATGTTGCTTTTGAACCGGCTAGAGTTGACTGCAAAAATTTCTGCGTTGTTCCAGTGGTCGCAAAAGCACCGACTGTGCTGGTCACTCCAGCTTTCAGTTGAACAGTTCCATTGGTGATTGTGAATGCTCTACTAGAACCTTGCGTCAGCGCATCTTGGAAAGCAAACGTGCCACCGATGCCGTTGAATGTCAAAGGAAAATCAATAGTTTTCCCATTTGATGTAATTTGTTGAATGCCAGAGGAAGATGCAAATGTAGTGGCCAAACTTCCAGCGTTTATGGTCATTCCAGTTGATAAAACAAAATCGCCATAAACAGTCTTTATAGTATTTGTAAATACTCCAGTAAAACCAGTAAAGTCTAGTGTTTTTATTGAATTTTTTATATTGCTTGCAAATGAAACTGTGTCAGACCCCGCAGAGATGTAAAAAGAAATTGCATTTAACTCGGAACCACCTAAAGTGCTTCCGTTGCTAATTGTTCTAGTCCCTGTAGAACCAGAATAAATGCAATTTACCCTTGGCACACCTAATACTGTCAGATTTGTGTTTGTTGCAGCAGACCATATTGTTGATGAGCTTCCAGTTAAAGTAATATCACCAACACCAAAGTTTATAGTTCGTACACCAGAGTTGTTAGTGCTGAAAATATTACATGTCAAAGAGTTATTGCCTAAAGACAAGCCAGCCAGCTGCGCGAAACTCCATCAAAGCATGCTTGTGAATGTTGTTCATAAATTGTCCTTGTGTTGGTTGAAAAAGGCCTGAATCTTGCCCTTGGCATCGTCAGCACCTTTCCCCACTATACACCAGAATCTCACACTTTCAAGATAGGCAATCCAGTCTTTCTGCTCGGCACTGAGGCTGCCACCCTTGCTGCGCTTCATCTCCACCCAAAGACCCCAAGCAGGAATGAACAGATCAGGCACGCCAGAAGACACGCCTTCGGCCTTCAAACGGCAAGCGGTGGACGGACTGCGATGGCCACCATTGGGGATGGCAAAGATGCGCACGCCTGGCCAACTCTGGCGAAACCAGCGCACCAGCTCGCGCTGCTCCTCATGCTCGGTGGGGATGCGATCGACGGTCAAAACGGAATCTCCTGCATCCACTGAGGGCACGCATCCACATCGGCAGCAAACTCAGCTGGCGGTGTCATGAAGAACTCGGTACACAGGCCATCAGTGCCGTACATCTCGCAGGTGTGGCAACACTTGGGTGGGCCAGCCTTGACCCACTCACGGTAATCAACCACGAACTGTGGCTCTGGTGGTCTTGTATTCATTCCCAACTCCTTTTCATCACTCTAAAAAATTTTCCATCCTTGCGATACTCAATCATTTTTGGTGGCGTGGCGTGGTTCATGTTCTGCACCATGTCCTCCAGCGTCTGCACATTAAGACCACCAGGCACGATGCTGGCGCTGTTGGCAATACTCAGCAGCTGGCTCATCGCACGCTGACCGGCATATCCCTCATGCATGATCGGCAAGTACTCGGTGATCGGCGTATCGCTCAGGCCACCGTAGTAGGTCACGGCCAACATCTCGATGCCAGAAGCCTTGCTGATGTGCTTGCGCCATGTCCAGCTCGTCACCTCCAACTCTTGGCCATCCAGACCCATGATGTCGTCATTGCGCAGCACCATCGACTTCTTGACAGGCTCAGGGAACATTGCGCCGCAGGATGGGCAAACCATCACTGAGATGTGCACCAGCTCTCCGCATTCATCGCAGACCTTGACTGGTGCCTCGCCATTGCCATCGCCACCCTTCTTGGGCGGCTGCACATTGGTGATCGGCCCATGCATCTCAACCACGCCAGCGAAGTCCAGCACAAGGCAGTGATCAGCGTGCGACTTCACGCGCATGCCACGGCCTGCCATTTGGACATACAAACTAGCGCTCATGGTGGGGCGCAACATGGCCACCACATCAATGTCGGGATAATCGAAGCCGGTGGTCAGCACGTTGGCGTTCGTCAGCGCACGCAAGCGACCAGCCTTGAAGTCTGTCAGGATTCGCTCGCGCTCCTTCTTTGGGGTGTCGCCAGTCACGCACTCGGTGGCCACACCATGCTGGCGCAGGACTTCGGCAACGTGATGGGCATGCTTCACGCCAGTGCAGAACACCAGCCAAGCCTTGCGGTCACCAGCCAGACCGACGATCTCCTGCACCACCTTTTGATTCTGGTCGTCCGTGTCGACCGCAGCCTGCAACTCGGACTCAATGAACTCACCGCCACGCTTCTTCACGCCAGTCACATCCAGCTTGGCCTTGGTGATCTTGGAGCGCAGCGTGGCCAGATAACCCTTGAACACCAGCTCCTCAATGCTGACTGGCTCCAGCAGATCGTCAAAGAGCGCAGGCTTGTCGGTGATCAGGCCATGCCCCAAGCGGTAAGGCGTGGCGCTATACCCGATGATGCGGAGAGCAGGGTTTACTGCTATCAATTCACCGATCAACTTGCGATAGCCACCTTCATCTTTGTGATTCACAAGATGGCATTCATCAATGACGATCAAGTCAATGTGCCCGATCAGCTTTGCTTTGTCGCGCACAGATTGAATCCCAGCAAACGTGATTGGCTCCCCAAGCTGGCGCTTGCCTACGCTTGCGCTATAAATACCGAGTGGCGCACCAGGCCAATGCAGCCGCATTTTTTCAGCATTCTGCTCAATCAGTTCTTTGACATGAGTCAGCATCAAAATACGTGTTTCTGGCCATGTTTGAATTGCATCTTTGCAAAGCGCAGCAATAACATGACTTTTACCAGAGCCAGTTGGCATAACGACACATGGATGTCCTTTATTGTTTGACATCCAGTCGTAAAGCATTTCTATGCTTCTGGATTGATATTCACGCAGTTGCATCAATAACTCTCCCTGCTTTTGATTCGACCGATGGTTGTTGCACTTACGCCAAACATGGCTGCAAGTTTTTGATGGGATATATCCATTTTTCTGATCTGGTCTGCTTGCTGATTGGTCAGCTTCGCCAGTCCTTTTTTATTTTCCCCACGGCCAGTAAATGACCGTTTTTTTTGCACCATGTCGCGCATGTTGTCGTGGTGCGTGCCAACAAAAAGATGATCTGGATTCACACAAAGAGGTGTGTCGCATTTGTGGCAAACGTACATGCCTTTCGGTATCGCACCACGTACAAGCTCAAATGAAAATCTATGTGCACCGATTGACTTTCTGTCATCAGTCCAATGGCGTGGATATGGAACGCCTTTGCTGTTTGGCCTTGTTCCGCCAGTCCACAGCCAGCAGCCTGATTCATCGATCTCATACTTTTGATGGAATCGCTCAATGGCATTTCCATCATCGACTTTTCGACTTCCGTGGTCGTTGACATCACCACGCTTGAGCAGCCTTCTGTAATGCTTGTCACAGTATCCTTTTGATACAGCATCACGCTCACATCCATCAAATGCACATTGCATGTCGTTCTCCTTGTGTCAGTGAGTCCATTTTATAGGAATGACAGACACAATGCAACCACGCATACAGTTGGTCGATGGTGCGCTGTTGGTAGTCTCTCAGCATGGAAGTTTTCCCCACTGGTCAGCCATCGCTTGCGCAATGCCTGCGAATGTCTCGCTGCGCAACTTCCATCGATCTGCACTCGGTGGCATTTTGTGAATGCGTGGCTCCCTGCCATCGACAATATCTGTTGGCCTCAGTAATGGCAAATTTTTAAGCCACAGACTGGTGGCCTTTGTCTCGCCATGACCAAACTGCCAAGGCTGGATGATCTGATCAGGCTTGCGCCACAAGCTGGACATGATGCAAATTGGATTCTCAATTGCAATGCGAGGAATGTCGCAATTTGCAAGCATCATGAAGAATGATGCGCTGGCCTGTTGGCGACCAATCAAACGCTTGCCTTCAAAGTGTCGCGCACCACTGACAGACAGATCGGTGCATGGAGGATGAGCGATCATCAAATCCCAAGGATAGTCCAGTACATCGCGAACATCACCTTGGTAATGTGGCCCAGGCACATCAGTGGGCAATAGATCACAGCTCATCGCTTCCCCCCCCCCCGAATGAAAGCATCGCGAACACGGCCAGAGTATTCGCAAGCCACAAGAATTCGTATCTTTCTCATCCCACAATCCTTCCACCAAAACCCTTGCGCATCTCAGCAATGAATGCATCACCACTGGCGCAGGCAACAGCATTGGCCAGCAACTCTTTGGAGCCGAACACGCCTTCCTGCTCAGGATCGCCATTGGCCAGATTTACGCCATTGATCTCGTACACAGCCGTGAACTCATCAGGCCCATCCTTGCGCTGCCAAGGAACCAAATCAGGGTGCAAGACATGCGACTCGCAGCCAGTTCGCTGGGAATCCAAGGGAATCTCAGCATCCCATTTGGCGCAGTGCCAAGTCGAGTCAGGCATTGCTGTGGCCAAAGCGCAGGTGCGGCAGTTCACATGCTTGGTGGTCTTGGACTGGTGACAGAACTCATGCGCATCACAGAACTTGCACTGATACCAGCTCGCATCTGAGCTGATCGGCTCAGGCATGCGATCACTCAAAGCAATGCGCTGGCCGCGAGCAATGGCCTTGCCTGCCACATCCTTGTCGAACTTCACGCGCTCGGTGTGGATTCGGTCATCATCCTTGCAGAC